CGTAACACGCGATTGACGTTCAGGTTTCTGAATCGCCATCGAATGATGTTGGGTCTCCTTCATAAGATCATTGTCAACCGCTTGCATTGCATCCGCATTCATTTGCGTAAAGTAATCCTTGCGCTCTTCGACAATCTCCGTAGGAATACGAGCCAACAACAAACCTCCTACACCAAAAATACCTTCATATCGTCCAGTATCAATAGTCGGCGCTTCAAAATCAGGGTATTCGTCTTTCCGAACCAGTTCCCAACCTTCCCGTACACGGGCCGATATGTTCTTCCGGTCATCAAAACCCCTTACTTCCGCGCGTATCCATCGGTGGACAAAGCCTTCCGGTGGAGGGGGGGCATCCAATAAGGATGGAGGTCTCCAAGGTTGCCGACGCGGCTTCGCTGCACGGGTCTTGGAGGCGCGAGGAGTTTTATCAAGAGTTTGTTCAGCCATTGCTGCCTCCTAGCGTTTTTTGTTTCGCGTACTCGTCTAAAGGAACTCCTAGCTTATTTGCTATTGCAACCTCACTTGGAGATAACCTCACTGTTTTGCGCCCAGTACTGCTGGAGCGAGTAGCAGATGCCACGGCCTGTTGAGGCTTTCGACCATCTGATACGGAAACCGTTGTCCCGCCATTAAACTTATGCGGAAAGGCATCCCGTATTCTTTTATCTATCTCATCGTAATACGCGGGCGACTCCGTGTCAAAGCCTTCTTCTTCAACAAGCTTTTTATGAATTCCAAAGGCTGCAAAAGTCATCGCTTCGTCATCACCAAACCAATCGTTCTTAGACGCCCAGTTTTCTGCTTTTGGATCAGGGCGATTAGGTGTTTGAGAAACCTGTTGAGGAGCCGCTGCTTGTTGCGACATTTGTTGCTGATACTGTGCTTGCTGGGCTTGCTGTTGTTTTGCCGCAGCTACCCGCTCTTCTTCAATAGCAAGGCGAGCCAGCTTTTTATTCAACTCAACCTGGGCCGAAGTATCATTAGTAGCAATCGCTGTTTCCAAATCCTTTTCTAAGGACTCACTTTGCGTTGCGATACGGTCTCCATATTCCGCAACATAGCCCTTATCCAAGTTTTGAACCCGACCTTTAAGCTGTGAGTTTTCTACCTGCACAGTTTTAGCATACTCTATTGCCGCGTCCTGTTGCCGCTCAGCTTCCCGTACTTTATGCGTAAGCTTATCTATACGCTTTTGTACTTTCTTACTGTATACCTCATGCTCTTCCGAATCTTCCGCAGGCATCTCTGCTTCTGCTGCTACTGCCGAAGATCCAGATTCATCTACCTCAACCGCAACATCGTCTCCTTCAGAAGGAAGATCCACAGTTAGGTCTTGTTTTGTCTCTGCCATGGCGCGTCTCCATTAAATGTGCAGGATGTCTTCAGGGTCCTGTATGACGGCTATGATCTCATCATCATTCAAAATACGAACCTCGCCACCGTCAATCTTAAAACGAGATCCCGCATAACGTCCAAAAATCACCCAATCTTTTTCTTGGCACCAGGGTCCACTAGGAAACTTCTCTTCGTCAACATAAGCTAATGGCCCTACTTTAAGTACAAATCCACAGACAGTAGCCAAGGATTCTCTATCAATAACCGCATCCGGTAATAAAACCCCCCCTTCGGTTTTACCTTTTCCTCTATATGGAAGAATAAGAATACGCCATCCTGTAGGAGAGGGCATACGATCCATCATGCTTAAATCTATTTTCGTAGGATCAAGAACCTTGTCTTCAAGGTTGACATAGGCTTCTTGTAAGGACACAAGATTATCTTCAACTTTTGCTTCGGATTTCTCCATTATACTTCCGCCTTTTCTAAGATATCTCTCAACTCTTGTCCTATATAATCTAAAGATTCGATGTTGCCAACCAGTTGTTTGTATTCTTCTATATCTTTAACCGTACCTCTGGTCATCATTTCCGAAATACGAGCCCTACGCTCTTGTATACTTTTGAGCAAATGCTCTGCTAAGAGAATGCCGTCCATGAAGTGTCCTTTTTACTTGGCTTGTTTTTTATCCTGCTGCCATGCTCTGGCTTTAGACATGGCCCGTGTTCCAAACCAGAAAGAAATTATGCTGGCAAAGATTACCCCGTCCGTTTCCTCTCTCCACGCCATATCAATAGCAATCGTCCAATCCAAATTCTGGACGGCAATCATAGCATAGATCATCGCACCCTTGGTAGACAGATAGGCTAGGACGAACATGTAAGTGAGAACAGGACGGACGCTACCGCGAAGAGCGTTGATAAATCCCCCAGCATCGATAGATTTGTCATGCTCGTATAGTCCTTTCGTCTCCTGAATTTCTGCCTGAACATCTAATTCTTGGATCTTGAGCTTAGAAATTTGCTCCGCATACTTAGCCTTCGCCTCAAGCATGAGCAATTCCTGCTCGTTTGCTTGCTTCTGCTTAAAAAATCCAATCACCTCTGGGATAATGGAAGTGCCGAAACCCAAAAGACTGCCCAGCAACGAGATCATGGACCCACCTTTTCATTAATTGTCGCACTGGGCAACTCTTCAACAACACCTTTGCCCGTTGCCATTATACAGCCCTCGTCATCAACAATTGTGTGGAGAACCATGGTCCAATCGTCCTCTTCTACATCTACCCACATTTCCACTAAGCTCTCGCCGCCCGCAGTTATAGCAGATACACGAAGCTGTTCTCCCGTATATTTTAAATTAGACTCTACGATCTCATATTTAAGACACGGCAATTGCAAACGAAGTAGCGACGATATCGTAGGATATTTAGGGCGCTCCTCTCCGGCTATGCCCATTGATAAAACCAATGCTGCTACCAATACCTCCATCACGAAAGTCCAACGGGGGGATGCGAACCGTTGTGCTGGCTCTGAATCTTTTCAACCTGTTTCTCAAGAACTTGTAATCTTGCCAGTAGTTCTCCCATTTCTCGATTCTGCGAAGCCAGTTCCGATACACTGTTTATCTGAGCTAACGTGCCAATTTGACTGACAAACACCGCACGTTGCGACTCCGCGTCATCAAGCCGTGCATCAAACTTTGTCTTATGGTCTTCACTGCGCCTGATATGCTCTTCTAAATCCTCTATCACTCGCGATAGCTGACTCTTAACAACAGCATATCCCCCAGCAATGGTGCCGACCAACATCACAAATTGCATCGCATGTGCAGCAGTTAGTTCCATCAACTCACCTTATCTTAGGCGTAGCAGCCGCCCACATTAAAAATCCCACTGTTGCCGCCGCAAACAAAAGAAGGAATGCCCCCTTCCCAACCTCTACCAATAACTTATGCCAGAATATCTTATCTTCTTCCGCCTTTTGACGCGCCTTTTCTTTTTTAGCCTTCTCTTCTGCGGCTCGTTCAGCCAGAAGCTGTTTGCGCTGTGCTAATATCTGGCTCCATGTACCATGACCCCATTTGCGATCTATCTCTTTTGCCAGACTTTCTAAGGCAAGCTGATTCTGCTTCTCCTCCAAAACTTGATTAGCGACTGCGCTAATTGACGTATCATCATCATAGTCTTCATCCCCTGACCGCATCCGCAAGATTTGCTGCATACGGGTCTTTGGCTTTTTCTTTGTTTTCTTTTTCTTATGCTCCTCGTGTGCATGGAAGACGCCATCTAAAGCCTGACCAAGGGACTGTATTCCTTTGGCCGCGCTAACTGCCGACTTCGCGGCGGCTATTGCCATTCCTATTGTCGCAGGATCCATATACTGCCATCTTTATCATTTATAGAGAGTTAGAGGCACCGTTCATCAGTCCTCTTTGTTTGTCCTTGAGTTTTTCCACAGCGTCCCGCACTTCTTTCATATCTGTTTGCAACCGCTTAATATTGACACCGTTGCTCAAGCCTTCCTCAATTCTGGTCTGTATCTTTTCAACCTGACCACTCAGATGCTCAATCAACAGGTATTGCTCTTGATCCGCGCTTGCTTGTCCTAGTTCCCCTCTAGGCCACTTAATCCGAAATTCATTGTTCTTGTTTATATCCGCTTCCAGCGTAGATATCGCTTGCTTTAAATCTTTACGAATTAATTGCTCAAATGTTTCTAGTTTATTGAGCCGCTCCTGAATACCGAAGAAAGCCCAGACGCCCACAGAGACAGCCGCCACTATCGAAAGTAAATTCCTAATCGGCATTGAGATAGCTGAACTATCGCTTACTTTAATTTGGTCACTACCCCTTCTACCTCTGCCAGACTCTTCGGCCATTTACTTCCCCAGATGTTCAACGGGAAGCCACTTGTCGCCTGTCTTACCTGTATCGTACTTCCTTAAAACCAGCTTTCCCTTCGCACATTCCCACCGGGTCCCCACCGCATTACCGTGGGAGCGCAAGATTTTACGTTTTACCTTGAGACATTCGGCCATGCCCCCACGGGGAGTGAACTCCTTCAACTGCCCGGATATGAACATGTGCAGGATCCAGCCTGCAAAGAGTTTTTCGTCAGCGCCTTTTGCTACGTTAAGATTGCCAAAAAATATGATACAGCAAAAGAGCAATAATAATAATTTTGCCATAGTCGATGTTCCAAATCGAATTATTTCCACCAAAAGTGTTTTCCCACCACTTTAAGAGCGTATCCATTTATTTCTTCCCATTCATATAGGCGGTCATGCCCATGTACGCACCCACCACACCCGCTTGACCAATGTAGAACAAGCCAAACAAATCAGAAAGCGCCTGGATCCGACCGTCCGGGAAAATCGGCAAGAATACCATCAGCGTAAACACGATCATAGAGATCATGGCAACCCACGCCATCTGACGTTGAGCGTCCGCCTTTTCATGCTTGTCGAGAACTTCCGCTAACGCCAACTCATCGTCCGATACAATGCCGTCACCGTCTATGTCCAACGCATCATGCTGACTACCGCTCTGTAATTTCTTCTGAGCCATACGAAAGCCTAGCAGATTTTAAACTTCCCGCCGCGTTCCGCATCGCCCATACCGCGACTTGTTCCAGAGGTCACGCTTCCTTTTGCTACATCCGGCGTGGCTTCTTCTTTAGGAGGGTTGTAAGGAACAAAACCCTGACCTTTTATGACTTCACCTTTGCGTATAACGCCTACGGAGCCTTTTTCACTTGCCATGTCGTTTCCTAACCTTGCTGCTGTTGTTTCATAATTTCGCGCTCGCGGGCCGCTTGTATACGAGCCTCTGCAATATCCTCTGCGGATTGAATTCTATCCTGACCCAACTCCGCTGTCGTAGCCGCTTTTTGTTGATCCAGTTGCAACCGCTGTTGGTCCATCTGGTTTTCCGCAGCATCTCTTTGAGCCCTGATCTGCAAGTCCTGTTCCTTCAACGCGATTAATGGATCCGCTTGATCTTGGCCGCTAATCTGGGAACTAAGCTGCTTAACCTGTTGCATACCTTCTGCAATAAGTTGCGCCACCTGTCCTTCCGCTTGCATCATTTGTTCTTGCGACGGTTGTTGACCTTGTAATTGCTGCATCACTTCCGCCGAAACCTGCTCCTTCGCCTTTATGGATACGTGCTCCATGACGTGTTTTTGCAGGGCCATAGCCACCGAAGGAATTTGCATAACCATGCCTGAAGATCCGAAAACCAAATGCGCCATGATGTGTGCGTCATGGTTTTGTCCTTCAAAAGCCATCAAGGGTAAATTCTCCAAGGAATCTGAGTTCTCTAGTGCCGGATCTTTCGGAACCGGATCACCACCCTCCGTTGGTTTCAATACGCCATCCACATCCTTGATGCCAATAGCTTTGTACATACGGCGGTAAGCTTCAGGCATGTTATGCAAATCGGGAGCCGACTGCGCTAACTGAAGTTCTGTTTGTGCCAGTGTAACCCGTTGCGACATGGAAAAGATGTTGGGGTCTGCCATTGGAATAACGTCAACCCGCTCATCGAAATCCTCTGCCTTAACCGTGCGCTCTGCCCCTACTACATTGTAGGGATACTCCGGCGGTAGCGACTGACCGAACACGTCCGCCAATAATACAAACTCTTCCTTTTGTGCATAAAAGAGCCGCTTGTGTATGGCCGACATGACTTTTGCACCTTGCTCCAAGAGAGCAATGGTCGTACCGACTGCGGCTTGCTGATTTCCTTCTCCTACCTGAAGATTAGAGACCGCTGCAAAACGTTGACCTGCTTCAACACAAAAACCCATCAACTGAAATAAGGTCTGATCCGCTCCGGTGTATGGAAGCATCATCAAGGAATCACGAATAGCGCCCCCTGGTACATCTACATCGCGAAATTCTCCCGGTGATAACGGATCGTCGTCGTTCCGTATACGAAGACCTCGCGCCTTAAAGCCAGCGGGCAAGTTAGCCAATGTACCCGCGTCAATAAGCTGGCGAAGGGCTGCTGTAGCCGTGCGACTCAATCCACCAATCATGTGGATTAAACTAAGTCCATAGAACCCAAACCCAGGCAAAAACTTGAAATGAACGAAATATTGGTTCTTTTTATATGTTTCGTCGTCTGGGTTATAATTACGGCGGATGCTTAAAAGTTTTCCATTACTTTCTGTAACCGTAACAATATAAGGAAGCTTGATACCTGTGGGTTCGCCTTCCCCATCCGTGTCCTCATAGCCTTCCAAGTCCAGATCAACATGGCATTCCAATAGAGTAACATCTCTATCCAGGTAAGTAGGTTCCACCCCGGAAATTTCGTCCATTTCCTCTTTTACTTGTGAGGGTTCTGCCTGTGAGGCCGAAACCTCTACATCACTATAAAAACCCGCAACCTGCTTCTTGCGTAATTCATTCTCTGTGATCTGGATCACATGCGTTACGTTTTCCGCCGTCTCCAAATCCGTAGCCGTATACGGCACGATAAGCTGCTCTGCTGGAACAAATTTACTTACGGCCCTCCCCAGGAACTCGTCATAGTAAACCTTCTTAAATGTAGACCCGGATAACGGGAGATAGAACAGCATCTGGTCGAATTCAGGCGTGTATTCCTTCATCACGCACGTAATCTGATAATTCATAAAGTGCCTGACGCGATCCGCCTGATCTTCGACCTCCGGCGTGACTTTACCTATAATCTCCGTCCGTACCGGACCCCCAGCCGGAAGAAGTTCACCGAAAGCCTGCGCCTGAAATTGCGTAACCGCTTCCGCCAATAAAGGATGCGTCACGCCCGTTGCGCCACGGAAAGGTTCCGTCCGGTCTTCGTACTTAAATCCTAGAAGCTCCAACCCCGTGCGGTAGGCGTCTTCCCAATCCTTACGCCCGTCCTTGTTCGACTCATACTCCTCCAGCAATTCCGAAGAAACCCTGCTCGCCACACCATCTTCCAGCGTATCCGCGAGGTTGGCGTAAAAATCACCCGTATCGGGAGCCGACATGCGCGGTTCAAAGTCAACCAGAACCCCACCATCTTCCTCCAGTTCTATGTTTAAACCGGGAGCTTCAATGACGGTCTCGTCTTCCAAGAGAACTTCCGCATCCGGACCTTCCTCAAGGTCAACAGTAGGTATTTCATTCCGCCGCTCAACAAGGGCGCTCGTACCAAAGTTGCTGCGGGGTAAAGGAGAACGGGCCATGCTTACCGCCTCAACGACATGATGCCGCCGCCGCGCATACCCCTTCGACGCTTGGCAAGTTCATACATGGTCTCGCCCGCTTCGCGAACCGACATACTACCCCGTGGAGCGAGTTCCCCCGCCGACGTACCACGGCCAACGTATCCGCCACGCGCCCGCTGCTGCGGGAAAACCTCTTCCAATGTTGAGTAATCGGGAGCCGTTTGACGTTCAGAAGGAGAACGCCCCATAAAAGGGAGGGCCGAGAAAGGGTTTGGATCATAATCGAGGAAAGATGGCCCCGGATACCCTCCTCCATAATACGCATCTTCGGCATTCTGCGATTGCATGGGAGCAGCCGGATCATTGTACATGTGATAATCACCCGTTCCTGGAGGAGCGAGCAACTCTCCTCCGCCAGGGCCTTGGCCTTCAATAAATGGAGCCCTGTCTGAAATTGAAGCACCCGTGTCTGGTGTACTTAGCTGCTTCAACAACTGCTGTTCCTTGGTGGGTGGTGGAGCGGGATTATCCAAAAGAGCAAACCGCACAATCCTAGCTTGCGGAATATCCATGTTTGCAATGCCCTCAAGAAAGGGCCGATTCATGTTAACAAAATCACGGACCTCCTCTTCACTGCTTCGCATAGCCTTAACAAGATCATCAACAAGAATCTGTACGTCCGGTGCGCTAAAGCCGCCCATGCGGGTTTCTCCCGCGCCGATAGGAACGCCACCCTCCGGTCCGGAGAAACCTGCTCCTACGCCGCCACCCCCTTGATAACCAACGGGCCGAAAGCCCATCATGCCGCCACCACG